TGTTAGCCAATTAGCAGTATCCATTATTACTCCCCTTTCTTATATGCAAAAATTCCAAATGTTCTTACTGCTCTATACATCAATTGTCTTTTGAAAAAACCTGCACCCTGTTCTTTCATAACTGCTAAGAATATCTTATCTGCTTCCTTTCTTGAAACACCTAATTTATGACCATTTCTATATAACCAATCATGGATAACTGCTGCTTTTGTGTGGTCTTTTCCATAAGTATTTATGATATTTCTAAAAACTCTAGGAACACTAGCTAAATCACATTTAAATCCAGCAGGTATATGTATTAATTTTCCATTAATCATATATCTATAATCTTTCTCTAAAATAAAGTCTTTCCCATCATAATACTTCAATTCAAAATCATCTAATTCTGGCATACTAAACCTCCTATATATTTTTATTAATAAAATTAACTAATAAGCTAACTACATCACTTTCAACTGAAAACTTTAATGCTTCCTCTGGGCTACTTCCAAAAAAAGGTTCAACTAAAATATATGTGTCTTTACTGTTACATATTCCATATCCTCCTCTGGTCTTACTATCTTTTATTTCAATAATTCCATGATTACCTCTTATCTTACTATTAAATAAGTTTTGTAATCTTGCCATAAAATTTGTAGCCAACTCTTTTGCTTTATTATTCTTATAATATACAAGACACTCACAGCCATTAGCTTGGCTATTATCTGATGCATTAAAATGAAGTTCCAAACAAAACTTATAGCTATTCTTGTTAAGTTCTTCCAGTACATTATTCATTTCAGGTATATAAGTCTTATTTGGTTTTCTCTCATACACATCAACCAGTCCTGGTATTTCAGTCTTTATCTTTTCTGATATTCTTTTCCAATAGTCATATTCAGAGCCAACTATTTGTGAATATGCTCCTTTACTTCTTTGATTATGTCCTATTATTAATGCTACTTTCATATAGTCTCCTATTCCATATTAGCTAACTTAATATGTATTTCTTTTCTTTTAGCTTCAAATTCTTCCTTTGTTAGTTCTTTTGGGTTGACTTTTGTTTTAAAATAGTTTTCTGTATCATAAACCGATTGAGTAAAAGTCTTTCCATAGCTGGCTAAAATTAAAGATTGTTGTAAATCTAGCTTTAAACCAAAGTTATCTTCAAAATACCAAGTTATCGTTTTTTCTTTTCCATAAATAGTTTTTTCTGCTAACATAATAGATATATTTGAAGCTAATGATGTTATATCTTTATCACGACATCTTTGTCTATGTTCTTTCCCCTCAACTTTATAATCAAAACCATACTCCAAAGTTGTAGTTTTAAAGTCATCTATAATATTGAAATAATCTTTTTTCTGTGTTTCTGTGTCTAATATCCACAGATGTTTTTCTTTATCCCAATTTAAGTATTTTGAATTGTCTTGTGGTTTAGGTACTTTTATTA